GACAACATTCTGTTCTTCGGCAAGAAAATACCCGAATACCAGAGAAATACAAACACGCCGGTCGGGTCGGGCAATCAGGTCTGGGCTGACGGCGTTCAATTTTTTGTCAATCGGCCTCCGCAATTGGATGCCGGGCCTGATTCTCACGTTGATCCGGATATGGAGCTTTGGTCCGGCGACAATAAAATCAACGGATTTTGAAGATGCTTACTCAGGAAAGGCTTAAGCGATTGTTGAGCTACGACCCGGAGACGGGCATCTTCGTTCGTCTGGTGTCGCTGAGCAATCGTACGAAGGTCGGCTCGGTGGCTGGCACTATCCATAAATACAAGGGTTACCAGATCGTCACTGTGGATGGTGCGAAGTATTTTGGTCATCGCTTGGCATGGCTGTACATGACCGGAGAGTGGCCTCAGGAAATCGACCACATCAACCAGGTGAAGCATGACAATCGTTTCGCTAACCTGAGACTCGCCACTCGGTCTGAGAATAGCCTCTACAGGCCACTGCGGAAAGACACAACGTCTGGAGTCAAGGGTGTCACGTGGAACGCGAGAGTTGGGAAATGGGCCGCTCAGATCACGTACAAAGGCAAGAATAGGCATCTCGGATATTTCGACGGTAAGGACGACGCCAAGGAATTCGTCGAATTGGCGCGTGACCTGCTGCACGGCGAGTTCGCTTGCCACGTGAGGGCTGCATAATGGCGACTATCAACGATCTCCCGTTTAACGATACGCCGAACCTTTCGGACTCCGTACCGATCTACAAGACCGACAGCGGCGTGACGCAGCGCACGTCGATCAACCTACTTCTGCAAGTCCTCGCGCAACTCCCCACGGTCCAGCCTGTTGCCGGGTCTGGCGAATTGTGGATCGACAAGACAGCCGGCAACGTGATCAAGGTCGCCCTCTAGGAGTTTTCCATGCCCGCTACAAAGAAGAATCCGCACTGGTCCGAGCTTCCTCCCGGGCCTCCGTCGTTTCTGGACCCGTTCGGTATCCGTCGTGACGTGTCGGTGACGCTCTCGCAACTTGCTGCTAGCAACAATGTCGTGCAGGCCAAGGCTGTGCGCGACTGGTTCATCGCCGTGGCGAATCAGGCTGATCTGATCGCGGGCGGAACGGGTTCCGGCGTGAGCGGGGGTGCCTGATGAATGTCACGGCCATTAGCTCGCTGAAGAAGTTCCACATAGTCACGGCGGCATCGACGAACATCAACTCGCTGGCGGCTGTTCCGACCGGCCTGGACGGCTTCTGCGCGTGGGCGACGGTGACGTGCTACCTGAAGGTATTCGACAAGGCGAGCGCGCCTGTACTGGGTACCGATGTGCCGACGATGACGTTCCAGATCCCGGCTAACGTTCCTGTACGCGTGGATTGGGGCGTCGAAACTTGTGCGATGCGCAACGGTTTGCAGATCGCCGTGACGCTGAACCCTGCCGACAACGACACGACAGTGCTGGCCGCTGCGAATACGTCGGGCGTCGAAGTGTTCTATTCGCCGCAATCGGGCGTCTGATCGTGCTCGGCGTCGTCTGCGGCGCTGTGTGTTTGTCGATACTGGAGTTGACCATGGCCAAAAAGCACCCCGGCTTCGCTGCTGAGCAATCGAAGATCGCGCGCAAGGAAGGTATCCCGATGAAGAACGCGGGCGCCATCCTCGCGAGCGCTGCGCGTAAGGCGTCGCCGGCCGCGAAACGCGCGAATCCCGATCTCAAGAAAGTGGCGAAGAAGAAATAATGGCCCGTGTCCCGCTCGCCGATGTTCAACCGTTTCCGATCCCGCTGATGACAGCGGGAACGGTGACAACCGACGACGGTAACATTCAGGGCTCATTCCCGATCAATCTCAAGCTGAGGCAGATCTCGACGGACCAGAAGCCTGGCACACCTACGGACCACGGCGGCCTGTCGCAATGGGTCACGTCGTCTGCTGTGGGCGAATCGGACCGCGGCGGGATCGTCTGGAACAACGTGATGTACCGCGTGCAGGGTAGCTCGGTCTACTCGTATGACACGACGGGCGTGCGGACGAAGATCGGGACGGTGGCGAATGACGGGCTGAAATGTCGGCTGGATTACGGCTTCGACAATCTGATCATCGTCTCGGACAATCTGCTCTATTACTATGCTCCGACTGGATACAGCCATGTGACGGCGGCCTCGGTGGCGAGCGGTGGTACTGGATATGCGGTTAACGACACGATCACGATCGGGCCGCTGGGCGAGCAGGTGACGCTGAAGGTGACGAGCGTAGCGTCTGGCGTGATCACTGGCGTGACGGTAAACAACGCGCCGCAGGTCCTGACGAAGTTCATCCCGACGAACCCGGCGCCGCAAGTGCTGTCGAGCGGCGGCGGAACGGGCGCTACGTTCAATCTAACGTGGACTTCCCTCGGCAACTTCATCCAGGTCGATATGAGCAAGTCGGCCGGGATCAACCCGATTATCGACGCGACGTTCATCGCAGGCTATGTGATGGTCACGGACGGCACGGATGTATGGTGCAGCTCGCTCACGAACCTGACGTTCTTTCCTGGCTACTTCGGGAGCGCTGAATACGATCCTGACGGGATCACGGCGCAGTACAAGCTGAACAACCAGCTTTATGTGTTCGGCCAGCGCACAACGCAGACGATGGCAAATACTGGCGGTAATAACTTCCCATTCACCGCGCAGCAGTCGTACACGATCGATATTGGCTGTGTTTCGCGCCAGACGATGTGCTATTTCAACCAGACGCTTGCGTGGATTGGCGGCGGCCGGAACATGCCGAACGGTGTGTGGACGCTGAACGGTAATGCTCCGGCCAAGATCAGTTCCGCCGCGGTGGACTTCGAGATCGCTAAGCTTACTGCGGAACAGGTTGCTGTGGTGACGCTGGAGGCGATCTCGTTTGAGGATTCCGAGCTTCTGTACGTGCATCTGCCAACGAAAACGCTGGTATTCGATGCGACCGCGACCGTCGGCGTGGGCCTGAAGTTCTGGACTCAGCTCAACAGCGGCGCGCAGGACAACAATTTCTACCGCGCGCGCAACTTCACGCGGTTCAATGGCATGTGGCTCTGTGGCGACCTCGCGGATAACCGGGTTGGCTATCTGGATGCATCAACTGGCGGCCATTACGGTGAGCCGGTGCTGCATCAGGTGACTGGCCCGATGGCGCTTTTGCCGCTCGTTTCGTCAGGACTGCGATCGGTCGAACTGAAGTGCATCACCGGCCAGTCGGGCGATACGTCGCGGATCGCGATGCAGTATTCATCAGACGGGATTCGGTGGTCACAGGTGCGGTTCGCGTCTGCTGCGCCGCGCGGTGGGTATGACCGACGCATTCGGTGGTTGCCGGCCGGGTTGGCGCGGGATCGGATGCAGGTTCGGATCTCGCACGTCACGACTCAGCATGTGACCTGGTTTGGCTTGCTGGTCGAGCTAGAAGCACTGGCGACCTGATATGGCAAACCTTACGCGCGTCCCGCAAAGTCAGCTCACTGCTGCTCTCGGTGGTGACGCCGGCGTGGCTGACGCGATTGGCAATGTATGCAACGGCGCGGCGATGAACGGCTATCAGCCGGTCGCGTCAAGTGGCAAAGCATCGGGCGTGTGGGCGCAGATTGGAACGCTCACATACGTTGAAATAACGCTGGCGATTACCTCGGGCGGCAAGCCTACGGTAACGCTTCCATTCACTCACCAAGGATTGAGCGACCAGAGGGGAATTATTCCTGGCGCATCGGCCAACGGTGTCATGGTTTCGGGCGTGGTTGGGCCGGAATCAGCAGTACTGACATTGAGTCGTTACGACGGCGCGGCATTGGATGCAGGGACATATTTTCTTTCTGGTTGCTATGAATCTTCGGTGGGGTGAATTATGGTCGCAGCGGCAGTAGGCGCAACCGTCGTGGCGGGCGTTGCCAGCTCAGCGATGGCGGCAAATCAGGCAGGCAAAGCTAACGCGTCGCAGCAACAGGCTGCGCAGAATCAGCTTCAGCTTGCCCAGCAGCAATACGACACGATGCAAACGCAGATTTCTCCGTACCTGGCAGCGGGTCAGACGGGGCTTACCGACTATGGAGATCTGCTCGGGGCGAACGGCAACGACGCACAGAATGCGGCGATCGGTGGCATCAAGAACGGCGCGCAATATCAAGGCCTGATGCAGACGGGGAACGAAAATATTCTCGCCAATGCATCGGCTACTGGCGGCCTCCGTGGTTCGAATACGGATAACACACTCGCTAATACCGGAATCAGCACGCTCAACGGCCTCATTACGCAGCGCTTGGCTGGCTACGGCCAGTTGATGGGCAACGGCTTGAATGCGATCAGCGGGTCTCAGGCAGCCAGTAACGTCTATCAGAACGCTTCTAACCAGGCTTACCAGAACTCTGCAAACTCAGCCTCTCAATACGACGCTGCGTTGTCTAACTCGTTCAAGTCGGGCCTCGGCTCTATCACGCAGGGGTTTAATGCATTCGCAGGCGGGGGGGCAGTCTAATGTACGACTTCTCAAATATGGGTGCCGGTATTGATACCGAAATGGCCCAGAATGCGCAGCTTGGCCAGCAGATGGGGCAAAACCTGGCTACTGCACAGAGCCGGGTAGGCGCTATCAACGCGCAGAATCAGGCTGCGCAATCGAATGCTGGTTTGCAGATCAGCAACAACCAGCGTCAACAGGCTTTCCAGATGGAGTCAGCTGCTCTATCGAGCAACCCGAACGCGACTTCGGCCGACTGGCAAGCGCTTGCGCAGAAGTATCCTGAGTTTGCATCGGCAGTGAATGCCAATACCAACCAACAGCAGGTGAATTGGCAAAACATTCGGCAGCGTATGTCGTCGGATGCAGTGGCGACCGTGGCCGGAATGCAGGCGCGCTTGCAGGCGAACGACGTACCGGGCGCGCTCCAGTTGCTCGAAGCCCGCGCAGTGCGTCAGGAGAACGCAGGCGATCAGGCAGGCGCGGCCCAGACTCGCTCGTTTGAAGCGCTCATCAACCAGAATCCCGAAGGCGCCAAGCAGCTTGCGTCGAGCATCCTGAACGCTGGCAGCGCGAACACCGCTGGAGAACTGTATGCGAATCAGGCGAACCAAGCTACAGCGGCAGTTGCGCAGAATACAGTCCCGGCAAAGATCGCAGCGGCAAACGCTAGTGCTTCTATGGCTGGAACGCAGGCCGCCTATGCCCCGGCGCAGGCCCAAGCGGGAATCCAGTCAACTCAGGCGGGAACGGGTCTGACGCAGGCCAATACGGCGCTCACAAACCAGCAGATCACGTCACCGCCCGCTGCTATCGCTGCTGCTCAACCGGAGTACACGGCAGGCCAGAGCAATCAGCAGTTGGCCGATCAGTCAGGAGAACTTGCGAACGCATTCAGTTCGATTCAGAACGGTGGCACGAGCGGCTTGCTCGGCGCAACGTGGGACCAGGCTGGACGACGCTGGACTGGCGACACGTCGAAGCTGCAACAACTGCGGCAGGAAGCATCGAGCCTCGTCACGCAGGCTGAGACCGCGAGCATGGTGAATGGCAACTTCACGGACGCATCGACGGCGCGCGCGGTGCAGAACGTTCCGCAGATAACTGACAGCCCGCAAGCGTGGGCGAACTACCTGCAAGCGCGGCAGAAGTTCCTGGCCTCGAAAGCGGCATGGTCGAACGCGCGCGGCGATTGGGCGCGAGGCAATAACGGTTCGTTTGGTCCAGCGTACCGTGATATGACGATCCAGATGCCTAACGGTCAGTCTGCATTCGTCAAGCAGGGCGACAGCTTCACGCAGTTCAGCAAGAAGGCAGCGCCGAGCTACTACACGGCGCCGGGCGCTCAATCTTTCGATCCGACGCAATGAGCAATCAAACCTTTCCTGTCAGCTATAAGGACCCGGTATATGCGGCAGCAGACGAAGCAGCCTCATCGGCAGTCGGCATACCAACGGGCATTCTACAAAGCGTGCGCACCGTGGGCGAGAAATCGAACGCCAATCAGGTCTCCAGCGCTGATGCCCAAACGCCGTATCAAATTCTCCCGTCTACTCGACAGGCGATTATCAAGAAATATGGTATCGACCCGTATGCCTCGCCAGAAGCGGCGGCATTGGGGGCCGCGCACCTGTTGAAAGAAGGTATCCAGCGCACGGGGAGTATTGCTGGTGCCGTCACGCAATACATCGGCGGCACGGACCCGGCAAACTGGGGCGGCCAGACGCGCGCGTACACGAATCGCGTCATGTCGCACTTCACCGGCAGCGGTGGACAGGATGCGCCGCAACCTGGGCCGAGTCCGATTCCTGCCGCTCCGTTGCCGAGCGCTGCATCGTATGGGCTCGACCCGTCTGTGGTCGGAACCGACATGGCGCCGCAGCTGCAGCCAACGCAGACCGTTGCACCGACTCAGCCATCAGTTGTGCCCGGTGCTGGCGTCAACAATCAGATCGTGGCCGACTACAATGCCGGCCGTCTGTCGCCCTCTGATATGGATGCGGTTGACGCACGCGTGAAAGCCGGGAAGATTCCGGTCGATCCGTCGCAACTCGTTCGGCCGCAACATCCTGGCGCACAGGATACGGGCGCGCCGGCCAGCTTTGAGGCAGCAAAGGGAGCGGTCCCGCAGCCCAAGCCGATCGGCCCCCAGACACTTGCCGCGATTCAGAGCGGGACACTGACGCCTGATCAGCAAGCAGTCATCCAGCAAGGGCTCAAGAACGGAACGCTGGTAATGCCGCAGACCGCGCCCGCAGCGCCCGCAACAGATGCGACAAGCGGCTGGAATCCGCTCGGTGGCGTGGCGTCGGATACGCAACTGCCGACCGGCCCTGTGACGGCTCAAGCGCCCGCACAAAGCGGCTCGACGATCGGTGATATCGCAGAGAAGGGCGTCGGCGGCGTCGCTGGCAGTCTGCTCGACATTGCCGCGGCCGGTGGTCGCCTCGTTGGCGCTGATGACTTCGCCAATCAGGCTGTCGCAGCTCGCAACCAGATAAACGATAAGGTCGCGCGCGATACGAGTGGCAGTCTGGCGGGTAAGGTGGCCGGCGCTGTTGGCTCTGCCGTTCCCTATGCCGCCATGGGCGGAGCGTCTTTGGCTGGTTCTATTGCTGGAGGTGCAGTTGCTGGCGCGGCGCCGGCTGTGGCCGACAACAAATCAGGCGCTGAGATTGCGCGCGATGCCGCGGTAGGCGGAACGGCTGGCGCTGTTGGCATGGGTGTCGGCAAACTGATTGGCAAAGGTGTGTCAGCGCTGGCTGAGAATCCGACGATTGCCAAGGGCATCGCCAAGGTTCAAAGCATGTTCGGCGGCACGCCTTCGCCGGCGACGCAGGTTTCTGCTGCTGGCAACGCTACCGATGCACACGTAGCGGCCGACATAGCGCAGGCATCCGGCAACACACCCGAGCAACTGGCGACGAAGCTGGAGCAGGCGCCAGCAGCACAGACGCCAGGATACACGCCGACTGCTGCCGAGCTGGCGAACGATGCGAACGTGACGACCGTGCAGAAGGCCAGCACGAACGCCAATCCATCGACGTTCGCCAATGCCAGCGCAGAGAATGACGCGGCGATCGCTCGTCAACTCTCGCAGCAGGGCACGCCTGCGAATCCTGGAACGCCCGCGAATCCGCAAGCAGCAGATCAGGCAGCCGAAGCCGCTGCGCAGCATAGCGACGCGTTGGCCGCGCAAGGTCAGGCCGAAGTGCAGCCGCTCGCTACAGACGTGGCGCAGAAGCTCCAGACGCCGCAGTTTGAGGCTCCGGTCAAGCTCGCGCAACGGATGGCACGCGATGAAGGCTCGACCGTGTTCGATGACTTCCAGAAGGCACGGCAGGCCGACGCTGGCAATACGCTTCAGCAGATTATCGGCACGCCCGAGCAACTGGATGCACTGAAAGCCGCTCGTAGCACGCAGGCATCGCAGGATCTGGAGCAGATTTTCCAGAACGCGAAACCTGCTAACCCGACGCCCGTCCTCAACACGATCGACAGCATTCTCGCTGGTCCGAGCGGCAAGCGGCCGGCCGTCGCACAATCGCTTAATAATCTGCGCAACATCATCGACAACGAAGGCGCGCCGATCACTGACGCCCAGACGCTCTATGACTCGGTGCGCAAGGGCATCGACGATATGGTCGATCCAAAGATGGCAACTGCGAACCCGGCCGGTGTGCAGGCTTCGCGCGAACTTCTGCGCGTCAAGGAAGTGCTCGACAAGCAACTGGAGAAGTCGGCGCTGGGATTCCAGAACTACTTGGACAACTTCAAGCAGGCGTCCGGGCCGATCGATGCCATGCAGTCGGTGCAAAGCCGTCTATACAGCGCTGTCGATCCGGTCAGCGGTGAAGTTGATCCGGGAAAGCTCGTGAATGCGATCAACAGCGTCAAGACCGAGCAGATGAAGCCTGGCGCACGTGCTGCCGACAAGGTTCCGCAGGATACGCTGGATGCCCTGACCGAACTAGCGCGCCATCTACAAAACAAGAGCGACCTTACCGGGCTTCCGGCAGAGGGTCAGGAGTACATTCGCCGCGCGCTTGGATCCAGCGATAAGCACGCAGCTGCGCAGGCTGAGTTCCAGAAGGTTCTCGACGCCCAGTCGCCGGCCTACAAGGAATTGCACGGCGCGCACGCCCAGACGGTTGCGACCATAGAATCGCAGCGCACCAGCCAGACAGCGCTTGCACAGGCTCAGGAGGCATTGCAGAACGCCGATTCGCCGGCCGGTCTGCGTGCGATCGACAAGATTCTGCCTGATATGGAAGCGGCAGACCGCGCAAAGGCTGTGGCGTTGCGTCAAGCTCGCGCGCGTGAGTTGGCGATGAGCGAAGTCGCAGAGCGCAACCTGAACAGCGCCGGCAAAACCGAGTTCAACCGCAATCAGTTCCGATCTACGACTGACAAATACACGCCGTATATGTCGGCCAACGATGCCAAGCAGTTCGCCAGCGTCTCGGATGATCTGCTTCGCCAGACCGCCAGCTACGCCAAGACGGGCAAGATCGCCGGCAGCGACACGGCGCAGAATCAGGGCGCGATGAAGCGCTTCGGCAACAATCTCGGTTCGGCGCTGAAGGATTCTGCGGTGCAAGGCCTGATTACTGGCGGCGTTGGCTCGGCGTTCGGTCCTGTCGGTGCGGTTGGAGGCATGGCGGCCGGCGCACTGAGCGGCGCATTGACGCGCACCGTCACGCAGAAAGTTTCGGCTATTACGACCGAAAATGCGGCAAAACTGCTATCTAACGGTAAACTTCTGGCAGCAGCGCTGCGCAATTACCAGTCTCTCGCCGCGCGTCAGCTTTTCATCCAGCAACTCTCGCAGAAAGCGGGGTATGTGGCTGGCGAAGCAGCAGCAAATCAGTTTAACAGTCGCCGTTAGGACTCCAAATGAACAAACCGGCCTTCGCAGTCGAGCGATTTCAGGATGTGTATGCGGAACTGTTGCCGCTTCTGCACGAGCACTACGACGAGATCAGCATTCACAAGCAGATGGGCTATGACCTGAAGCCGAACGTCGCTTTGTACAAGGCAATGCAGGATGCCGATCAGTTGATGATGATGATTGGGCGTCTCGACGGCCAGATCGTCGCTTACTTCGTCGTGTTCGTGCGGCCGAGCATACATTATGGCGATTGCCTCGAAGGGATCGGCGATATTTTCTTCGTCGAGCAGACACGGCGCGGCGCCATGTTCGGGAATGCGCTGTTCGAAGCGACCGAGAACGAATTGAAGCGCCGCGGCGTGAAGTGCTTCATGGCCGGCGAGAAGCTGGCGTTTCCTGCCGCTCCGTTATTCGAGCGTCGCAAATTCGAACCCATCGAAAGGAAGTGGGCACTATGGCTTTGAGCGTACCCAACCAATACATCGACAACGGCGACGGCTCGACGATGCTGGTTATTACACGGGCGAATGGCGAGTTTTTCCTTTGCCTGATTGATACGTGCGACATTCCGCTGGTCAATTTCCAATCGTGGTACATCCACACGAACGGCTATGTGCGCGGCGGCTGTCCCGGCGTCTACATGCACCGGCTGCTGCTTGATGCGCCGCTAGTAGACCATGAAAACGGCAATAAACGCGACAATCGGCGCGTAAACCTGCGGGCAGCAGACAAACGTAAGAATATGTGCAACTCAAAGTTGCTCTCAACAAATTCAACTGGCGTGAAAGGCGTGTGGTTCAGAAATAACAATCTGAAACACAGCACCTATGCTGTCGGTGAAGTCCGCATCGGCGATCGCCGCGCTATTAAGAATTTCAGCATTTCGAAACTTGGCTTATTGGAAGCGACCTACGCTGCGGCGCAATTTGCGCGTGGAACGCGTGAAAACCTTCATGGGGAGTTTGCTCGACATGTCTAAAACGAAGGAGCAACGCTTTTCCGAAGTGTGGGAGCGAGCAACTGCTAGATTCGATCGTGCTTATGCACCCCAACAACAGGTAAGACTTGCATCTTTGGAAGATCGCAGGTTTGCTTTTGTTGATGGAGCACAATGGAGCGGTGGCCTCGGCGCGCAATTCAACAATCGGCCGCGCTTCGTCGTCAACAAGACGCAGAAAGCCGTGCGCCGGATCGTGTCCGAATACCGCGCCAATGCGATGACGGTCAATTTCCGCTCGAGCGATGACGACAGCCGGCAGGAAGATCTTGACGCGCTGCGCATTGTCTATCGGTCGGACGAGCAATACAGCGGCGCTCAGGACGTGTACGTGTCCGCATTCGAAGAAGCCGTAGCTGGCGGTATCGGCGCCTGGCGCCTGACGAACGACTACGACTATCGCGCTGAAACGGATCTCGACGACGACACGCCGCAACGTATCCTGTTTGAGCCTATCAACGACGCAGATATCAGCGTTTTCTTCGACCCGAACAGCCGCAAGCTCGACAAGTCGGACGCCATGTGGTGCGTGGTGCTTAACCCTATCAGCTGGGATACGTACACGTCCGAGTACATCGAGAGCGCAGAAGTCAAGCTCGACGAACGGCCAACAAGCTTCAAAACGGTGCGCTCGCTGAAACAATTTGACTGGTTTTCAAACGATGCCGTCTACATTGGTGAGTACTACGAAGTAGAGAAAAAGACCGAGGAATATGCGGTCTGGCGCGAACCTCACTCCGGACAGGAGCAAAAGGTCTACGCTGGCGTCGATTCTGACTCGCGCGAGGATGCAGCCGAGAAAGCCGATGAACTGAAGGCGAAAGGCTATGTTCTGGTGCGCAACGGCAAACGCAACCGTAAGCGCGTGCGCAAATATTTCCTCGATGGGACGGGCATCCTGAAGGATTGCGGCTACATCGCGGGCTCTGAAATCCCGATCGTGGTCGTGTTCGGTATCCGCCAGATCATCGACGGGATCGAGCGATTTCAAGGCGCCGTGCGGCTCGCCAAGGACTCGCAACGCCTGTACAACATGCAGATTAGCACGTTGGCCGATATCACGGCATTCACGCCGCGCGAGAAGCCGATCTTCACGCCAGAGCAGATGGCTGGCCATGAATTGACATGGGCTGGCGACCTCGTTGCGAACAATCCATATCTGTTGATCAATCCGGTTACGGGAGCAGACGGTTCAGGCACTGTTTCTGGACCTGTCGGCTACATCAAGCAGCCTGATGTTCCGCCCGCGCTGGCCGGTCTCGTGCAGATTACCGCGGCCGACATGCTGGATGTGACCGGCGGCGATCTGGCAGCCGATCAGGTCAATTCGAATACGTCCGATGCGCTGGTGAGCCGCGTGCAGGCCCATCAGGATATGCAGGTCTACATTTTCATCGATAACATGGCGCGCGCATTGGAGCGCTGCGGCAAGATTTACATGTCGATGGCGTGCGAGGTCTACACCGAGGAAAACCGACCTTTCGCGGCGCTCGGCGAGGATAACCGCACGTCCGAAACGACGAAGATCAATGTCCCGTCGCTGAACGCTGCCGGCGAACCGGTCATTACGCGTTGCTTCACGCCAGGTCTGGACGTGTTCGTTGACGTTGGCCCAGCGTTCAACAGTCGCAAGGATTCGACCGTCAACACGCTGATCAAGCTCCTGCCGGGCGTAACCGATCCGCAGATGGCTCAACTGGTCATGAACACGCTGATCCAGAACCTCGACGGTGAGGGAATGCAGGATCTGTCGCAATACTCGCGCAAGCAGCTTGTACAGGCCGGGGTGGTCAAGCCGACCGACGAGGAAGCGCAGCAGATCGCCGACGAGCAGGCAGCGGCTGCAAACGCACCGCCAGATGCCGCCACGGTCGCTCTGCTGGCTCAGGCGCGCGAGTCTGATGCCAACGCGAGCAAGAGCCAGGCGGCGGCCGTACAGTCCCTCTCTGCTGCCGAACTCAACCAGGCGAAGGCGGCTCAGGCTGTCTCGCAAACGAACGCTTCGCAGCTTTCGACGATTATTCAGATGCTGCAAGGCATGATGGGCAACGTGCAAGGCACGGCAGAGCAGATTAGCGCCGGCCAGCCGCAGCATCCGCTTGATGGCAAGGTGAATGCGGCTATCGCAAGCGGCAACGCTGCGCCGTCACCGGGGATCAATCCGCTTCATGGTGTGCAGCAGGTTCAACCTGACCCGAGCGCGCAGCAACTGACGGCCGGCAACCAAGCACCGCCGCCGCAAGCGCCGATCCATGCGTCTAACCGTCCCGCTGTCGGTAAATGAGTGAAATCTCGCTTCCGGATTGGGCGGAATGCCTGCTGACTCAAGGCCCGCGCTATACCATTCTGCATGGTGGGCGCGGTTCGGCAAAGTCTATGTCAGTAGGAACGGCGCTTCCGTTGCGCGCAGCATCTGCGCCACTCAGAATCCTATGCTGCCGGGAAATTCAGCAATCGATTCAGGAATCAGTAAAGTCGATGCTCGAGTCGAGAATGCGTGCGATGGAGCTCGCCGGCACGTTCTACGATATCCAGAAGTTGGAAATCAACGGCGCGAATGGTAGCAAGTTCATCTTTCGCGGCCTGAGCGACATTACTGCCGACTCGATCAAGTCGCTCGACAACATCGATATCGTGTGGGTGGAAGAAGCGCAGGCGCTTTCTCAGCGCTCGCTTGATCTGCTGTTGCCGACGATTCGAAAGGAAACGTCCGAGATCATCATGACGATGAATCCCGAACTCGATACTGATCCTGTCTATACGACGTTTATCGAAAAGCCTCCAGCGAACGCGCGCGTGATCCAGGTGAACTGGAACCGTAACCCGTTCTGGAATAGCGCGCTGGAGGCGGAGCGCCTACGCTCCCAAGCCGACGATCCCGAGCGGTACGATCACATATGGGAAGGCGTCCCATTATCGGCCGCATCTGGCGCGATCTATCGCGTGGAAATGCATGCGCTGTCGGTGAATAACCGGATTCGACCGATAGCTGAAGATCCGGCGCTTACGACTCATGCGGTCTTTGACCTGGGCGTGGCCGATCTGACCTCTATCACGATCGCGCAGGCGGATATCAGCGGCTTGCGCGTGCTGGCGTTTCACGAGGATCACGGTCTTGCGCTGAAGGACTATAGCGACTGGCTGCGGCAGAACGGGTGGGGACATTGCACGATTTGGCTCCCGCACGACGGTCGCGCGCGCTCATTGCACACCGGCATGTCGTCGGAATCGCTCATGAAATCGTATGGGTGGAATGTGCAGATTGTTCCGTCTTTGCCTGTCGAGACAGGCATCCAGAACACCAGGGCGGCGCTCAAGAACGCTTTTATCTCTGACGACAACGGCTGCGACGTGCTTCTTGAGCATCTGCGCCGCTATACCCGGAACAAGGCGGGCCATCCGCAGCACGACGAGCATTCACATGCCGCAGACAGTTTCCGCTATACCGCTATCGCAATGGGGCAATTCAAGGCGGCGTCGGAGCGCGTTGCCAAGCAGGCTGATCTGGCCGCGCGCGTGAAGGTCATTCCGACCGTGAACCATTGGGGCAATGTAAGTAGGTGAGAGCGGGTTACTTGGCAGGAGGAATCGTCAACTGGTTGATGACGCCATCCTTCGTCGTTACTTTCACCGTCCAACTTCCATCTCTCTCGCGGCGCGCCTGCAACACGCTCTGAACTGGCTTCGTTTCCGACGATTGGATTATTTCTTGAGGCGCTTCTGGTGGTTGCTGTGCATACGGCATTGTTATCTCCCGGTAGGAATATGCAAGTCTATCACCATCGAAATGCGGTCGATCGCCGACTCATTCCGCACCTCATGCTCCAGTTCATTGCGGAACCAGAATAGGCGCCCAGTCAACATCTGCAATGCCTCATCCTTGCTGCCGTCATTTTCCTCGCCGCAGTAGATCACGGCGCCGGGCTGGCCTTGCAACACCAGATGAAACCGCTTCCAGTACCGAACGTGCTCGGGCGTATCGGCATGGCGAAAGATCCGGCCGCCTGGCTTGATGCGGTTGATCATCACCCTGCCAATCCGCGTGGCGCGCGTGAACTGCGCGAGGTCGAACACGAATCCATGCGCTTGCGGTAGTTGATCCCACGCGGGCCGGAACACCGATTCGTGCTGGTCATATCCCGGCAGCATGTTCTGCTTGTACAGCTCGATCTGCTCATCCGTCAGGCCGGTGGCGATCTCCGGAAAGCGCAGCATGATCGTGTCGGTGTCGCCGAATGGCCCTTGCGGATACTTGCGCAGGAAATCGTCAGCCTCCCAGAGTGACGGCGCCATGGCAACGGCAAGAGCCAGCCTACTGACGTCCAGATTTTCGTTGATTATTTTGAAGTGGCGCATATTAAAAGATGACTTGAAAAAGGGCGATGATACCGCCGACCGCTGCAATGGCGACCGACCATCCAAGGATCGTCTTGAGCACGGTCAAGCCATTGCGCCGAACATCTGCAATCAGTTCGACGATAGCGTCGATCAATGACTCATGGACGAGATACAGGACGCGCGCGGCGGCGAGGCCGAAAAATACGAACATGGTGACGGACGGCGGCAGCAGAAAGATGCTCCCGAGGCATATCCAGAAGTACCAGACTAACCACATGATTGTTCCTTTTTCTCGCTCTCTTCGAAGTGTTTCTCGATGATCGAGCGGATGATTTCGGCGACCGAATAGTCGCGTTTCTCGGCAAGTTTCTCAAGCCGCTCCAGCATCGGCTCAGGAAGGTAAATTTGGAAGCGTTTCATAGCCGTATGATAGACGTAGTTCGCACTACCAGGGGTGGTTTTTACCGTATACTCCATTTGTTGCAGATTGCAAACTTCCGCCAACAAAAGGTGAGCGAATGGACCAGCTAGAAGAAGTACAGACGGGCGCGCCCGAACTCGACAATCAGCCTGCCGCGCCGGTTTTATTTGAAGATGCCGACGAGCTCGAAACGGGTGCCGAAAGCGAGGTAAATCAGGAGCAGCGCGGCGAAGCATCCGAAACGCCCGCAGGCGAAGAAGCCCAGCAACCGCGCGAAAGCAAGACCTTCCAGGAAATCCGAAAGATGGCGAACGGCGCGCTGAAGGATAAGCGCCGCCTGGAGCGCGAGCTGGAAGAATTGCGCGCCAAGCTGCCGAAGCCTGAACCGACGCTTGGGCCGAAACCGACGCTCGATCAGTTCGACTACGACGAAGCGAAGTACGAGGAGGCGTTCGCCGGATGGATGGCGCAGAAGGCGGCCGCAGACGACGCTGACCGCAAGAAGATGGATGAGCAGCGCCGCGAGCAGGAAGAGCTTGAAAACTTCAAGAAAACCTACCAGAAGCGTGCTGAATCGCTCGGTGTGAGTGACTTCAAGGAAGCCGAGTCCGAAGTCGGCGAAATGCTCAATGCGACTCAAAAAGGCCTCATGATGCGCGGCGCCGACGATCCGGCCGCTCTCGTCTACGCTCTGTCCAAGTCGCCCGCCAAACTGATCGAGCTTTCCCACATCACCGACCCGGTAAAGTTTACTGTGGCCGTCGCCAAACTGGAGATGAACTTGTCCGCACGCAAAACCAACCGCCCCGCGCCGGAACCGCGCGTATCGTCTGAGCGCAGCGCCACTGGCCACAGCGCCTCGGCATCTCAACTCGAAAAGCTCCGCGCCGAAGCGGAGCGCACTGGCGACTACTCAAAGGTCGTCGCCTACAAGAAACAGATGGCCGCAAAATAGTGCGCCTATTGCTTAGCACTACTTGATTAACATTACCAAAAGTAGTAGCCTTATCGCAATTGCTGTGCGAGGCGCATAAGAGACATTCCTTACGCGCTTCGCCTGCTAGCTTTACGTATCTCAGCACCATCGACGCACATGGCGTCAGTCCTGGCTGGATGCGAAATCTGTGGCCTTTTGGCCATTCATTTTTCGTCTCTTATTTAGGATTGCACATCATGTCGAATCCCCCGTCAGCACCTTTCCTCTCGACTGCTAACTCGTTCTCGAAAGAGGAGCGGGTAGCCTTTGAACGCCTGCTTGAAGGCTTCCATGACCAGTTGGTCATGTCGAAAGCCGTCACCGTGTTCCAGAACGATCAGACCATGATGGCCCGCGCTGGCGATATCATCCGGCGCCCGATGCCGTACATCGCCCGCTCGTTCTCGGGCCTCGACCAGACCGCCAACTTCGTCGGCAAGACGCAGCTCACCATTCCGGCCGCGATCGACACTATCCGTTCGTCGCCGTGGACGATGGACGCAACCGAACTGCGTGACGCACTGCAAGAAAACCGCCTCGGCGACGCTGCAAAGCAAAAGATCGCATCAGACATCAACCTGTCGGTAGTCAATGCTGTGTCGAACCTCGGCACTCTCGTCGTGAAACGCACTGTCGCGGCGACCGGTTTCGACGATCTGGCTCAGGCCGATTCGCTGATGAACGAGTCGGGCATCGACTACGACGAACGCTATGCGGTGTTCGGCTCGCGTGACTACAACGCGATGGCTGGCAACCTAGCGTCGCGTGCGTACATCGTCGAAGGCCAGAAGGCTGCGGACGCGTATGAAATGGCGACCGTTGGCCGCCGTGTGGCTGGCTTCGAACGCGTGCTAAAGGCCGACTACATCGCCCGTCTCACGGCTGCGGCCGGCGTGACGGTCACGGTGAACGGCGCGAACCAGTACACGGTTCCGAAGGCTCTGGCAGCAAGCCCGAGCGGCCCGCTTCAGTCGAACGTCGATAACCGGATTCAGGCGCTGGCGATTACCGTCACGTCGGGTACGGTCAAGGTTGGCGACGCCTTCACGATCGCTGGCGTGAACAACGTCCACCCGATTACGAAGGTCGATACCGGCCAGCTCAAGACGTTCCGCGTCGTTAGCATCGTTTCTGGTGCAGGCGGTACGGGTACGATCCAGATCGCTCCGGCGATCATCAGCGGTACGGGCGGCACGGACGCAGAACTGGCCTACCAGAACTGTACGGCTGCTCCGGCATCAGGCGCTGCTATCACGTGGCTGAATACGGTCGCTGCCGGCGTCAACTGCTTCTGGAAGAAAGAAGCGGTCGAAATCCTGCCGGGTCGCCTGGCTGTTCCTTCGGATCAAGGCCTCGCAGTGATGCGCGGCACGACCGACCAGGGCATCGAGATCGTGATGACCAAGCAGGCGCACATCGAGACGTACAAGTCGCTGTATCGGGTCGATTCGTTCTTCGGCACCTCGGTTACTAACCCCGAGATGGCCGGCATCATCTTGTTCAACCAGACGTAAGCAGGCAAATCCGGGCGCCCTTCGGGGCGCTCTGCTTATATCGGGGAGAGCAATATGGCGACTACCAGCGAGGCGCGTGCGCTTCCATTTTTCACGGATCTCTACGGCGCGCCGTTGGAGTCCGGTTCCATCTACGTCGGCCAGGCTGGCCTCGATCCCGTCGCCTATCCCGCTATCGTCACGTCTGACGTTGCAGGCGCGGTCGTTCTCCAGCAACCGATCCGCACCGTGCATGGACGCGCTACCGCGGCCGGCGCGCTCGTGCACATGTTCTGCCCGATTCCGTACTCGATCACGATCCTCGATTCGGCAGGTCGGGTCGTTTATGCATCGCTGAACGAAACCGATCCGATCTTCACGTCGCTCAATACCTCATCGGTTCAAAGCGCCGGCAGCATTGCCGAGCTTCAGAGCCGGTCAGGTGCGGCATCGAATCAGGTATGGGTCAAGGATTACGGCATGTACGTCGCCGATCCTTCCGACCAGACGACTCCCCAGGCTATCCCACTCGTGATTGTCGGCAACGACGGCATGCGGTACAAGCTCGGGCTTCAGTTCGTCAACGGGCAATGGCTGCGTATCTCCGGTCCTGCATCTGCGCCGCTTCAGGGTGATTCGGTGCAGGGCGCATGGATGAGTTGGAACGACGATTCTGGCGGAACGGCTTTCCTCACGTGCAACCGCGGCTTGGGAACTGGCGGAATTCAGTTGCGCACGGTCACGTCTGACGGCGCCACGGTCGTCGGGAAGGTCAACGTCTCTGCTGTTGGAGGAATCACTGCTGACAGCGATATCCGCTCTGGCGGCGATCTGATTGCGCAGAACGGGCGCGCGTTCCTCTCTGCTGATGAGACGAAAGGCCTCACGTTCGACGGCACGAATTACAACCTGCTTGGCGCGCAGCTCAACATCAACGGACAGCAGGCGGCCAACGACGGCAATCTGCAATCAAAAATGTCGCCGAAGATGGCGACGATCTTCCAGACCAAGGCAGTCGGGGGCCTGACGCTTACGACCGGCCCGGCTCCAGGTGATCCGGGGACATGGTTCGCCATCGTCACTGGCGTGGGCTCAACCGGCGTCTCTCTATGGGTGCGAACAGCATGAGCGCATATACCAGCGTGGCTAATCCGAAGTGGACTGATGCAGCGCACACCACGATCGTCGTCGATGTTGTCTTTGAATCGCTCGGCGCGGCCGCAGTGAAGTTCAACGCTTCGCCACTCGATGTTATGGACTACGGTCGCGAAATCTACGCGGGCATCGTAGCGGGGAAATACGGACCAATCGCGGAACACACGGCATGACAACAATCAATGATCTCTCGGTTGCTTCGTCCGTCAGTTCTGACGACAAGTTCCCAATGTGGCAGAACGCCAACGGGGTAACTCGGGCGCTGCCGG